TTTTAGACCAGCGGAATCGATGAGTTCCAACTTGGTATTTGCCTTCATAACAGAGAAGCGATTGTGGAACTTCTCTTGCTCAGTAGAGTTTTCGGTAGTGAGTTTTGCCGCAATAGTGCGAGTTGCGCCAGTGTCAATGCTGTTGACTAGATGCTGCCCTTTCTTTTTCTTGGTGATTTCTTGAGTTGCAGTATCTGTACTGAGACCAGAATCATCCAACCAGATGGTTGCTGCACTCAGATAGATGTCACGAAACTTGAGTGTAGGGGAACCCAGATCATATGTAACATCGCTGTTTGGAAGAATATCTGCACTAACAACAATGTCGCCGCTGCCATTATTGGCAAGGTTGTCAATTACAGTACCACCAGTACCACCCTGAAGGTCATCGCCAGGTTGCCAGCGAGAGTTTGCATCATTCCACTTCAGAACCTGACCATTGGTCAAACCACCAACATCAATGTCGGTGAGGTTTGATAGTGCAAGTTGACCCTCAGTGAAAACGCTGCCGTTCCACTTCAGAACTTGGTTCGTCGAAGGAGAACCAATACTGATTTGCAGATTGGTCTGATCTCCGAGGTAATTATACAACTCGTTGATGACGTTGTTTAGTTTAATAGCGCCATCTCTTAGAGTATCACCTGTTCCGTCGTTAGCGGAGACGCCAATATTGAGGTTCTGCTTAGCCATAATTGGGAGGGTTCCTACGGTGTTATTTATGTAAGGTCAAAGTCATAGCTAGAATCATCGAATCTAACTGTTGTTGTTGCAAAAGTTGGGTTGTTATTATCTCTATCTACAGTGACTGCCGTCATATCAAATCGACCATCACCACTATCCAATCTGAGGATTGCTGTTAGATCGATTTCACTATCCGAACCAGTGACCGTCAAGATCACCAGGTTCGATGCTAGTGGAGAGTTAGATGCCGATGCAGGTGCTCCAATAGGACCAGTAAGGATGACACGATACCTATATCCTGTCATATACGACAGAGCAATAAAGGTATATGTTGATGAATGAGCACCTGTTATGTTGGACCAGGAAAATCCACCATCAGATGAGACTTGCCATTGATAGTTGATCGGACCATTTTCGGGTTGCACTTCAGCAACGACTGTGAAAGAAACTGGACTCGATGCCGAAACCGTTGAGTTTGTCGGTTGATTGTTGATGACAAGTGAAGGCACTTCTGGCTCACCACCACCTCCAGACGGGGGCGGAGTTGTTTCACCCTGACCAATACCTTGATTGGCAGGAATTGATAACTGCTCTTTCGATGCTAAACCAAATATAAATGGGAATTGGGGTATTCCATACTTATTATCTCTAACAGTAACTGTGGAAGACCCTGCCATATTGGCGTGCCAATAACACCAGTAATACAAAGTATTTGGTGCATCATTGGGTACAGTAAAATGTACTCTACGAGTCGCGGCGTTGGTAAAATTACTAATATTCCAATATTCTTCATACGTCACCTCTACACCATCGTGGTAATAGGTCACGCCAGTATTGTAAGGAGATCCCGATGCGTGAATACCATTTTCAGATGTGCTGAAATGGAATGGGTGTACATTGTTACTGGAATCGTCCTGATTGAATATGTATGTACTACCACGGATCAGTTCAAGATCTGGATAAAGATTACCGTTGAGACGATACTTATTCCCATCATCCTCAGCAGTGACAGTCACATTATACGTGACTGTCTCAGTTTCATCTCTATGAACAGATACGAAATATGCAAATGTTCCAGAGGGATATTCTGGGGTAACTCCAAAACGACCATTATAAAGATCCAAATGTCTGCCAGGAAGATCTACATCATAAATGTAATCTTCAATGAATGCGCCAGCAGGATAAGTCCCGTATGATGGGCGATTTACTGCTTCAGTCTCCCGCAACTTATATCCAGTCCCCATAGTTGTAATTGGGGACTCATTATTATTTGGATCATTATATGCATATGGTCCATACACAGGATACCCATCAAAGCAATAACCAAGGATCTTGGAATGTCCATCAGGGTGACGCATATTATCGCCCTTGTATTGGGACGATCCATAGTAATCATTATATCCAGCCATCACCTGATTCTCTTTCCAGCAATCTAGAAAGTGAGAATCGTGATAGTGATATTGACCAGACTGCTCGGGGTGACCACCACAATCATCTTCGCCAAAACTTATTTGTGCTTCATTACCAGCAGCGACATATTGAAATCCTTGGGGAGGATTTCCGCCGCCGCCAGCACTCGGGTTGAAGAATGCGACACCATTCGCACTAATACCAACAATCCCCAATGGAATTGACTGACTATTCGTTGTATTATCACCACCCCTTTCCGTAAAGGCGTGTTGAAACGAATAACTAGTTACCGAATTGGGGTTGTTTACATTAGGAAAAGTACCATACCCAACAGGGGTGGGTATACCATCCCCTGTTACGGTAAGGATGTCTGTTACTGCATTGTAACTACCAGTAGCTGCCATTTCCTTTTTTAACTATTTAGTTGTCGTCAAAGATCTGGTCAGCGGTAAATCCAGAGATCACCGTAGCACCAATGTTAATACCGAGGACTGCAGAGTTGGACAGGACAGGTGTTGCGCCAGGCGATGTGATACCAACGCGATACTCATCACCGCCATCTGCCTGAGTGGTTGCAGGAGTAACGTAAGTGGGTGATGTAGCGCCATCAATGTTGATCCATTCTGTAGATCCATAGTCCTTCTTCTGCCACTGGTAGGCGATAGACCCACCAGTGGGGTTTGTGGAAGCAATGACCGTAAAGGATGCGGTCTCACCCTGGTTGACTGTGGTGTTAACGGGTTGGGATTCAATCACGATTGCTCTCTCACCCTGAGGAGTTTCATCGCCAGGGGGAACGTAGTTGGGATCATAGATGTCAATACCACCGTTCAACGCAGCACCTGTGGGACCAAGGAATGTGTCGGGAACAGTTGTATTAACTGCGACTCTGGGCAATGTATAACCTTGACCAGCATTCTTCACGTCGATGCGTGCGAGACCAACAAGTGCCTTGATGCGAGCACCAAAACCAGAGGAGGAAACCACATCGACTTGAGGTCTGTCGCTATAACCATCACCAGAATTGGTGAGGATTGCTTCAATCACACGACCCTTCTCAATTTCTGCCAATGCCTGACCATTACGACCGCGAACTGCGCCCGAGTATTCAAACGTGATCAAGGAGTTGGAAGATTCGATCAGAGCGACAGTTCTAGACTCATCTTCACCTTCGATCTGGAGAATATCACCCGCTTCAATCGGGGGAACAACCGTTGCCGCGATAACGTCAACGTCAGAACCGATGTATGAGAAGGCAACGAAGGTCGAACCTGCGCGAGGAATCTCAGAGAAGATGATTCTAGAACCAACGATCTCGAAACCGATTCCAGGTTCCTGAATAACACCGTTCAACTGGCAAATGATGTTGTTCTCAGGTTTGATCGTGTTGGACTGAACACCATCAGTCAGTGTCAGCGAGTAGAACACGCCACCCAGTTTCAGGTTGAAGGAGTTTCTCAGCGAGTCGAAGTCGAAGGAGATGTCATCCAACTGTCTCAGTTTACCCACGTAGACGCCGTGGAAAGTAGAACCAACGGCAGGTGCTTCGGTGAACTGGATGTTGTCGGAGAACGCTGTGTAGGCGTTGCTACCACCAGGAGGTTGCAGAATACCATTCACAAAGATCATCATATGACCAGCGGGATCTGGGAAGTAAGGATCACCATTACCAGTGGTCAGTTTGAAGTTGGTTTGAACACCGTCGAAACCTCTGAAGAATCTTCTCACGCGCCCGCGAAGTTCTCTTGCTTGTGAGCAAGCACCACGGAATCCATTGTCACCAATGATCTGAGAGTTCTTCAAGAATGTTCCACTACAATCTTCTAGGTGTAGAATTGCACGAAGACCGATTTGCTCAATCTTAGCAATCTTGCCATATGCAGTTGTAGGCGTGATGGTAACTTGCGTGATAACGTCAGTGTAGACACTGGGGAAGTTTGATCCTACAGGAATCTTCGCGAGAGTGTAAGCAGGATCGCCAGCGATCACGGTGAGGTCTGAACCGATCAAGGAGAAACGACTAGTCTCATTCGCGAGATAGACGTAGTTATTATCAATGTCGTGTTCGGTAACGACGAAGGTGTGACCCACTGTCTGACCTGCATTCTGGAGTTGCAGAACATCACCAACTTGGAATGTATCGGTAACGCCTGTATCTGTGATAAGAGCACCATATGTGAATCTTGTGATTTCGGTGGAGTGAATATACTCACCAAATCCAGGAGTGACATTGAAACTCTCAATCTCAATGATCTGATCGGTAACAGAACCGTAGATCACGTCAGATGGTTTGAATTCACCAGTAACGGTCTCAATATCGAAAGTGACGCGACCATTTTGGTTATCCGTCAAAGCACCATCATTATTGCGAACGATCAGAGCGTTTGCAGAACCAGTGTCTTGCTTAGAGAAGAAGACATCGGTTGCAATGAATTCGCCACGACGGAAATTGACCAGAAGACGATTGTCGGGATCCAAAGTCACATTGCCTTGAGCACCACTATCAATACCTTCGATGGTGTCGCCATTGGAGAAGGCACCACCATTCACAATGACCTTGACGTAGGTCTCACCATCAGTAGAAAGGATTGTGCCCGTATTTGCTGTGGCACCATTCACAACGACCGTTTCATTATTGAAGAACTTCTGTTCGGGAGTTGTGTGGGTGATTGTGAGGTGCTTGATATTGTAAAGCACGCTCGCGAGGTTGTCCTGAATGCGAATGACTTCTGCGTATGCACCAGTGTTTGTTCCATAGAACACATCCGCTGCCTGAATACCACCAGATATTGGCGTAGGAATGTCGCGATCACCATATGTAGTAGGAATTCTAGTGATACCAGTGTTCCTATTAACTGCCAGGGTATGAATTTGACCTGCAGTTCCAGGAGTCAGAGATCTGATCTTTTCACCATCGATATATTCTGCCAACCAGATGGTAGATGCAGTTGTATCGGGGTGAATGTAATACTGTGCACGATTAAGTTCGGCGATAGAAGTTCCAAGGACAGAGTAGTTAACAATGTCGTACGCCTCAAATGGATGGGTGCCAACAACAGTGATGGAACCATTCGCGTTAACAGCAACACCAGCATCAAAGTTGTACTTGAGAAGTGTTGTTGGGGGCTTAGACCTGACGAGAGCAGTTTGGACCAGGTGATCCAACTGATCAATCTTATCCGCTGCAGACTGATTTACACGAAGTTCGAGATTTGTGTAAACAGGTTCTAAGTTATATGCACCAGGATTTGCTGCTGTTTGCAGAACAATTTGCTTGGTTAAATCTTTGACTGCATTCGCGTGGAAGATCAGATAGGTTCTGAATGTTCCAGGGAATGCAATGAAGTTGCCTTCAGCATCAAACCAAGAGTTCACCAGTGCGAGAGTCTTAGCGTTACCATCCGTCAGGAGATCATATGCGTATGCTTTACGGATAGAATCGCCAAATGTTTCATCTCCACCATAACCAGAGTATGTGTTGAGGGTCTTGTAGTAAGATTCGCGATTGATGTAGTTATCGTTGATCAGAACCAAACGTGCTGCTTGACGATACATCTCAGGTGCACGTCCGAGAGTGTCTTCGAGAAGATCGAAAAGAACATTTGCAGCAGATTTGACGTTATAACAGAGACCAGCGCCAGAAGTCAGGGTATTGGAAGTAGAAGCAACTGTCTTGGTAATGCCCTGGTTGGACAGATAGTTGCCACTACCTTGAGCAGCAGTATCCACAACATTGATAACATAACCAAACAGGGTATCGATTGTGGAAGAAACCACAGCACACAGACCCATACCAGACTGGTCATACGTGATAGTCAGATCGCGACGGATTGCACGCTCACCAGTCAGCGGCCATTCGCCAGGCAGAGTCTTAGAAATACCATTCAGATAACCCTGAGGATCGCCAGTATTTGTGAACAGATTAATCACAATACCCATTAGGGTGTTGATAGCAGCAGCTTCGTTTTGGCAAGTCGGGTTAGCGGTATCGGCAGTGATCGTGGTATCAATCAGTTGAGTACCTTCGGTTGTGCCGTTGGTTGTAACAGATTGACCACGCATCACTTGAATTGCGATGTCGCGTGCCTGCTCGAAAATGTACTTGGTTTCTGTTGCCTGAGAGGTTACGTGCGAGATTGCATTCGCGTTAGTGATATAGAACTCGGTCGCGTAGTACATCATATTGTTGCCACCGTGAGCGAGGTTGAAAATCAATCTCTCAAGGATGTCAACAGTGTCGTCAACACAGTTCTGATAACCACCAGGGATGACGAGAGAAGGATAGTTTGTTATGCCACGTCCGACAGCAGTGGTAGCAATGAATCTCAGATTATTTCTGATTTCATTTGCTGCATCATAGAAACCGTTACCGTTTGCATTGTAATCATAATCACCACGAGGAGGCAGAGTAGGATCATCCTCCAAGGGATTAAACCCAAGCTTATTGCGAATCGCGAGAATCGACATATCACGTGCCAACTTATAAGCATAGACAGTTTCTTCTGCTTGATTTGTCACGTGCTGCAGACCCATATCTGTGTTCAGATAGAGCATTGCTGCATCGTAAGATTTCTCGTTAACTGCAAAACGCAAGTCGTGAATAACTGCTTCGATGAATCCAACGATGTCATCTTCACAGTTGACTTTACCGCCAGGAACTCTGAAGTTGGAATGTTGGAATGCACTGGTCTTGGTAACCAGATCAATTGCTTCTTCAGCAATTGTACGTGCATTCTGCTCCAGAAGGTTGGAAGCATCGATTGCATAGTTGTCACCTTGATAGATCTTAGGATCTCCCAGGAACGTGGGTTCAACTGCAGTATCCTTACGGAATGCAGCGAAGTCGGTGTATTGGAATTGGTAGAAGTCGTCAATAGTTTGAGGACTTGTACCAGTCAAGTTTGCGATATTCTCGCTACGAGAAATCAACAGGTTCTCAATCGCATAACCACAAAGCATCTTCACATATTCAATTGCATCCAGCATCGGGAGCAGTTCACTCTCAACGTGATTGATATTGCTTTGAGCATCAAGATAGAAATCAATAATCCCCTGAATATTGGAGTTACCCCCAGTCAAGAGATCACCAGCAACAGCGGGAACAATATAGTCACGAACGTCGCGAACACACTTCTCACGACCACCAGGGATGGAGAGTTTATTCTGTTCGTAGAATGCGATATTGACCTTCCACTTTTCTTCCAGCATATAGACTGCTTCGTCAGCAATCGCTTTACGGTTGAAGTACAGTAGATCAGCACCATCACGGAATCTGTGTCCAGTCGGACCCAGAACATCCAACATATCGTCAACCAGATCGGTAATGAAGTTCTGGATTTGTGTAGATGCAGGAGAACTGAAGTAGTTGGGAACACGAATTCTGTCGGTATACTCACCACTCAGATCAGTTTCATCTTCGGTGATGACTTTGATGCAAAGTTTTGCAACTTCCCGCCAACTGTAGATGGACTGCAGGAGTTCACCATTGATATGCTTCAGTGCACCCGAACCCTCAAGGTATCCACGACCAGCAACGATTGTGTTGTAGTTACCACCGTAACGAAGATCATTAATGATTGCGGGCAGAATGAATGAGTGAGTATCACGCAGGCAGTAATCTGTACCTTGTGTGCTGTTTCCATAGTCACCAGGCATCACAAACTCTGGGTAAGTCGCCTTCATACGACCAACTGCTTCCTCAGCAATCCAGTAACGGTTCTTCTCAATAATATCGGCACAGTCGCGATATACGTCTCTACCAGTATCAACCTCTTCCGTCATAATTTCTTGACGGAACAATTCGACACCGTTTGCCGTTGCAGACGAGATGATAGTTTGCAGATACGTTGCGTAGATTGCAGTATGCTCGATCGGGAAAGGAGTATTGCCATTGAACGCGAAGGAAATATCCAATCCGCTGTAGTTATAGACAATGGGGGGAGTAAACCCAGAACCGTACGAGGCGGTTCCTTTTCTGATCAAGAATTCGTCAATATGACCAGCGAATGTTTCACCACTGTTCCAAGAAGCACCAACCTTAAATGCATTATCTGCATAATCATTGTTGTCTGTGTAGTCAGAACCAACCTGAACGCCATTAACAAACAGTTTTGTGGTGTTGGAAGCGCGAGAAACTGCGATGTGGTACCACTGGTTTGCAGTTGTGATAGCACTGGTAGCAGTAATGTGATCACCAGCACCTGTACCGTAACGGAGAGAAGTTCCACTCATAAAGAGAGTAACTGCAACGTCAGTGCCAGATGCACGACAATCAATGATTCTTTGGACACCGCTTACGCCCGAGGGACGAATCCAAGCTTCGATGGTAAAGTCTGCAGTACCGAAATCAACTCTCTCGTCTGCGGGGAATTCAAGTTTGCTACCAGTTCCTGTGAAGGAAACAGATCCAGATCCAACTTTGGACATCAATAAATCAACTGAAGCATTAGTTGCGGTCATTAGAGAGTTGGTGATATACTCGTTTGCAGAGTATGCTCCAGTAACTGCCTTGGTGTAGATCCACTTGTTACCAGCATTGGTTCCGATAACTTCAGATGTTGCTCCAGATGACATACCGCGAATAGTATCACCAAAGTTGAAGAAACCACCTGAAGACTTGTTCTTGTAGTTGTGTTTGATAGAACGGATCGTTTCGCCGTCTTCAAACGCATACGGGGGTTCAACACGAGTCAAGTTGCTGATGGACCACTGATAGGTAGTCGGATCAGCACCAGTGGGATCCTGAAGCGAATCCGTGATGATATGGAAGAAATTGGTAACTGCAGAAGTCTGGTTGACACACGCATTTTCGTAAGGAATTGCCTCACGATTTGTGTTGTATGTCGGAGAAGGTGCAGTTTCAGTATACGCTGCCTCAAATGCGGCAAGTGTTCCAGGAGATGCTGTAGTGCCGATCGAAGTGATCAGCATACCCATTAGAGTTGTAATCGACGATGCGACCTGCTGACAGGCGGGAGATTGAGTATCTGCTGTGATGGTGAGGTCGAAAGACTGAACCCAACCGTGAGAAGTATCTTGCTTGGTGATAGCATTGTTTCTCATCACTTCGATTGCCATATCGCGTGCCTTGGTGAAGGCATTCACGGTATCATCTTCATAACCAGCAACGTGTGCACCCGTAAGATAACGCTCAGTAGCGTCGTACATAAAGTCGTTGCCACCGTGTGCCAGGTTATATGTCATTGCTTCCAAGACATCTACGATGTCGGAGAGGCAGTTCACATCGCCACCAGGCACAACCAGACCAGGATTTTGCTGCTTAGCGTAGTAGAGAGATTCGTGTGCAATGAACCACTTATTAGCAAGGATCAGATTGCGAGCGTCAGCGTGACTGTTGTCGATCACTGTGTACTCGGGAGTAACCGTCAGATCCTTCCACTGACTCAATCTGGTGTGCTCAGGATTGATAGTGATCATATTGATACACTTTATCGCAAGATCACGTGCCTGTTCCATTGCATAAACTGTTTGGGGAACAGCACCATCCAGGTGGTACACACTGTTGCCTTGAACGTAGGTATTCGCAGCATCCCAAATTTCAGAGTTGCCATCATATTCCAATTGCCACGCGATAGCCGTTAGGATATCCTTAATATCGTCCTGACAGTCACTATTTCCACCGACGCTTTGAATCTGGAAGGAAGGATAGAATTCAAGCATCTTACCCACTGCTTCCTCAGCAATAAAGTCAAGGTTCTTCAGGATTGACTCGGAAGCGTTATTTGCACGAGGATCTTTGACGGTTCTCAACGAAGAGTTACCGAAATAGATCTTCTTCAGGCGAATATCGGTGCCAGGAGCAAAGTCATTGCCTGCGAGATTGGTGTAGCGAATTTCTTGGTTACGAACACGCTCAAAATCAAGGAAGTCTTGGTTATTAGATTCTGTGCTATCGATCTCTGTGGGATTGATAACGGTATCACCAATATTGTCAAGAATGACGTTCGGGAATGTCGTTGAAGGAACTCTCTGGAAGACCAGTGCAAAGAAGGAAGATGCAGGAGACAGGTCAACCTGGTCGATAATTTGACCAGAAACATCATCACTGTAAGGTGCGATAACAGTCACTCTTGCAGCAATCTTTGAACGGGAAGAGTAAATAATATCGTTGAACTTGATATTGAATTCGCCAGTTTCATACTTATCGGTACCAGATGTACGAGAAACAACCAAGTGAGATGTGATTGTACCATCTTGCAGGTTACTTTCTTCAATGATTGCAAAATCGCCACTCAAGTTGGTGATTCTCTCACCCTGTTCGTAAATTGTCTTCTGGGATACAGTAGCGACGTTGGAAAGAACCGAGTTGAATCCAGTTTGACTGCTAAGAATGCTTTCGTTGATTTGGAATGTTCCTTCAACGTTAATCACATCAATGTAGTCAACGCCAGAGTCGATGACAGTTGCAATTGCTTCGGAAACAATACCGCGAACTTTATATCCCAGAAGTGGGAAGATACCACTAATGTTGCTAAATGTCAGGCGGGTAATTTCAATCTGAGCATAATCAACTTCACGGAATTTGATTCTGGAAGGTGCTTTCGGTGCTTCAGTGAAGACAATCGAAGGACCAGAAGTTGAGAATGCATCACCAGGTGCCTGTGCAACACCGTTGATCAGCACGAACATCTGAGTTTCGGTTGCGGTGATGGATTCACCTTCAACGTTCAGGGGGAACTGAGTTCTAATACCATTAAAGTCTGATGAAATATCATCGATTTTCTTGACGATAGATGTGAGAATTTCCTCAGAGTTGGTCAGACGCTTACGTCTGAACAGAACTTCAGTGTTGTTGAACTCTGTGTAGATTGGTTGTGCGTTTGCAAACGATGTAATTTGATTAATGTTGGTATAGGAACTAATATTAACTTCCTTAACCAGGTCAGAAATAACTTTACGACCAGAAATATCCTTACCACCAGAAATAGCAAGTTCACCGAACATATTGAAACCAACAGGGTGGTTTGTTTCCAGGATGGACTTTCTCCATTCGTTAATCGGAGTCTGAGACTTGATAACGTAAGAGAAGTTCTGATAGAAGTAGGAATCTTGGATCTTCTGAACGATTTCGGAGGGTTTGCCAACGTCATCGATAAACTGACCAGGAGTTGTGGTCAGAGAAGCAATATTCAGAGTACCGCGAGCAATGGAGAGGTTATCAATCAAACCAGATGCACGAGACACCTGACCAGTGACACGCTCACCATCTTTCCAAATGCCATCATAATTTTCCAACTTAAGAATGCGAGGACCAATCTGCCAACCTTCGTTAGTGGAAACGTAACCAGTTGCAGATGCAAGTTCCAGTGAAGAACCCTGATAAACAAGTTCACCTTCAAGGAATCTGGAGGTTTCTACGATAGCTTCTGCTTGACCACCAAACACTTCGGTCAACAGCACTTGGCGACCTTCACCTTGGGTCAAGAATGTGATGAAAGAACCAGATTCTGCGTCAAGTTTGGTCAGTGCAATACGAAGTTGGTCAGATTCCAAGGAGTTTTGCTCACCAGCGATTGCATAGTAGATTTGATTCGGGTTCAAGCTAACCAAACCTGCAGAACTCGGTTTCGGCAGAATACCAACCGTAGAACCAAGATCTTCTGCTCTCAACTGAACTTCTGCACCAGTGGTGATACCGTGTGGGAAGTTGAACTGCAGATAACCCAAGTCAACGTTAACAACGTAGTTAAATTCAGACTTCAGGGTAACAGTCGGTTCCGAAGAGTAACCAGCACCAGGATTCTTGATGATGATTTCCGAAAGACGATTGTTCTTGACAACTGCTTCCGCTTCAGCACCTGTACCACCACCACCTTCGATCACAACTGCAGGAACAGATGTGTAACCAGAACCAGGATCAGTGATCTTGATCTCCGACAGAATAGCGGTATTAAACAGTTGAAGGTTCACAGGGAAAGTAATTTCGGGTCTCAGAGTATAATCGTGAGAATAACCGAAACCAAATTCATTGTTCTTCAGTTTCTTGATCTTACCGATGCTCTTACCTTGCAGGAAGACCGATGCGCCAGAACCCTCATCAGGAATCACAACCTCAAGTTGTGCACCAGAACCTGCGAGCAGAGGTCCGAGGATACCAGAGATGCCATCAACATCGATGTATGCAGTCTTATAACCTTCACCAGCAGATGTCAGAACAACATCGGTAATAACCCCAGTGAAATCGCCATCGTCTTGAACGGTGATGTTACAGGATGCACCTTCACCGTCACCCTGAATGGGTACGTTGTAGTACACGCCGTTGACATATTCAGTACCACCATTCAGAATACGAACCTTTTCAATCTCTCTGTTCGACGCAATATCTGTGACAATGGGGAGTTTCTGATAGAAACCACCTGGGTTAACCAGTTTAATGTCTGCAATAGGACCAATTGCTTTGAGAGAACTTGTCGAATAATAAGATCTTGGATTGCCAAACTCATTATTACCGACAGGAGCAGTTGTCTTCTCTGGTTCGTTGAAAAGTTTGAAGTCGAAGGTTGTACCAACATTTCCAGTAGCACTGACTCGGAAAGTCCCTGCATATGGAGTTGTGATAACGTCGATGAACGAACCTTCACCCACAGGGGAGTTTGTACCAGTTCTGGAGGGATCGAAGTAGTACGAAATGTTTGTAACAGCATCGGTCACAACAAACTTGACCAGAGGAGTCGGAGAATCGTCGTCAGTTAGACCAGGAGTACCTTCTCTGATGATGTTGATGAACGGATATTCCAGTTTGTATTGGTTATCCTTGGAGAACGACAGATAGTAACCAAAGTTGGAAGGATCATCCAAGTCAAAGATGTACTGGTGATAACGAACAAACAGGAATTTGGGATGCTTCGCATAAATGTTGATGTTACCAACAGAAGAACCAGTACCAGAGAACGTGGGATCTTGAACAGCGGTGCTTCTCAGACGGAAGGTAAATTCTCTTGAATTGAAGACCTCCTCAATGAAGAACGAACCATTATAATCATTGGTTGCAAATCTTTCTGTAAAGATGATGTCATTCTCTTCAAAGTTGTGTCTACTCGTAGAAGAACAGAACACCAGATCGGTATTAGTCAGTGCCGCAGAAGGGATAACATCTTTATCCAGGGTCGCGACCAAGGTGAAAGACTTGACACCAATCAGTCCACCGAAAGTTGCAATTTTGCCAGTGGTATCAACGGAGAATGTTAGATTGACTGCATCTGCATCAATAGTGTCACCCTTAATGAAGGATGAATCGTCATAAATCGATTCAATCTTAATTGTGTAGTCCTGAGGTGAAAAAGCTCTCCAGGAAGCAAAGTCCGACAGTGTACCACCACTATATGCAGTATTAGCAAGATCAATAACAAATGTCCCAGAAACTGCAGTAAACGCCCAATTTACATTACCGTCGGTGACGATGCCTGTGGTATGGGTAGGATCTAAGGGACCAGAGATGCCAGTAGATGTTGCGGTATAAATCTTGCCATCATTATAAACTTCATCACCTGTTGTGTATGAGAAATTCTCTTGCCACTGGGGGACTGTTGTTGCAGCAGAGAAATTACGATCAAGAGTGTTAACGTCGCCAGCAGAAGATTTCAGCAGTTTTTGGGTATCAAAATTGCCGATAATTTTACCAATCTTACAGGAATTGGTTCCAACCTCAACGATCGTTCCATATGCAGAAATAACATCATCGCCACCAATTACTTGATACTGTTGGAGAATAGAACCTTTGGTGAAGGTTGCTTCTTGGTTGAACGTAATAGTCTTAACAAGGTCAATGCTGCTATACTTAGCATCCCTAAAGTAGAATTTCGGGATAACTGTTGCCTGAAGCAGAAGTTTCTTACCACCAACAGTAGGAATAGTTGCTGTTCTCTCAGCATATGTTTCGCTAGTATCAGTAAATGTAAAGATACCAGGAACGTGCTGAGCGGCAACGTCAGAATAATCAAGGATTTGAATACCTGCAGGACCAAGTGCCCAATCAGTAATAGTTTGGTTGAGGGTATTAAAAGTATAACTTGTGTTGGAGGAAATTGTGATGGTGTGTCCAGACTCAACATCATCAAGAGTAAATGTTCCCAGTTTTGTTCTATCTTTATCTACCTTGTAGATGAAGGATTTGACGGAAGAACTAGAACCAACAACAACTGCGGGGGTGAATGCTGCTGTATACTTTGTGGAATTGGAAACTACAAAATTGTCAATCCATCCAATCCAACCAGTTGTGCTGGTGGGTGCTGCCTGAGGACCAAGGGATGCATCTTTAAGTAGAACGTCAATTGTTGTGCTGGTTACGGAATGTGCAAGGTTGCCATTGATAAACACACGGTATGTGTACGAACCAACCCCAGCACGCTCTTTAGACAAGGATACGTGAGCGAATGTTTCTGCATTAAATGGAGACCAGAATGTAGAACCAGTCGAATACGTTGTTGTTCCAGAGAGATTTACATAAACCTTTCCATAATTGGGATCAGTATTATCACCGATAACACCACAAGAAACAGTATTACCAAGAGAGTCCGAAACCGAATAGAATTCTGGATCGGTATTGTTTGCCGAGTATTGTGCTGTGGATAGTGCCCAGAATGCTTCAAGAGTCCACTGATTTGACAAATCACTACCATATTGGAGTGCCAACGAATTGGGAGCATCCAGTTGAATTGAAGAAACCCCATCATAATACTTGTTTGTATCGATAATGGCATTCCCACTTGCATACCATTGAGTATTGGTTCCAGTCTTGAGAGTATCGTTGTATGTCTCCTCAAACACATTACTTGCAGTATCCCAATTAAAGATTGCAAGTTGATCCGATTCAACCTTGTTACCAGCAACAATGGTATCTCCAGAATTATCACTAGAGATTGCGATTGGATGATATCCAATTCCACTAGATTCAACAAGAGTTGATGAAGTTATGATATTTCCAGTATTCCAAGAGATTTTGGATGTAACGGATTCGCACTGGTTAAATGCTCGCTTGACAAAAACACCAAGATCAATATTGCCGAAAATGTCAAATTTAATCCCTGCAGATTCGCAACTTTCATATGTTCCTTGGGGAACATACAGTTTGCTAGTCAATGCAGTATTCCAATTGTTACCATCAAACTTGGTGTACATAACACCATAGTTCTTGTCGTCTGAATTGATTACGGTTGCAGTAACATAAACAGCACCATAATCATCAACAGTGAAGGATGGATTGGAATATCTGTAAACGGGTCCGCTTACGATAGATTTAGACCACTGAATCTCAATAGTCGCGGTATCATAGTAAGTTTCACCAATAATAATGTCTCCAGTACCATTGGGATCAGAAATTCCGCAGAACAGGAATGTGTCGTTACTCTTCCACTCCAATTGATGCAGATGCTCAGTACCAGAAGCAGAAGCAATTTTCCGCTTCTCCATAACAGAACCATCAAGATCGAGGAGAGACACCCACATATCATCGGGTGATATGGAGTTTGCATCAGTGTAACCACCAATCATCACACGACCTTCTTGGTCGAGGCGAATTGTCGTGGCATAATCGCGTCTGGTCGAACCAGAAATGCCAGCAATATCGCGCTGCCATTGGATGATGCCATCAGGATTATTTGCATTATCAAATCCAGATTGATACTTGGCAACAACCACATCAGGATTGTGTGTCAAATTACCAACGTTCGGAATTGTTTCACCAACGACATAGATGTTATGTGGATTGGAATTTTCAACATACAGAGAATTCCAAACAAGACTCTTGTCCTGAGCATTAGGAACTGTTGGGATAAGAGTACGCTTCCACAAGAGACGACCATCACTATTGAATTTGGCAAGAACACCAGCAGTGTCTCCATCTTCAACCGATGTCTTACCACAAACATAGATGGTTCTGTCATCGGCAATTTGAATGTCGTTTATAGTTGTGACGGAATTATTTTCTTCCAAGAAAGACAGGAAATACGCTGCCTTCTTAAATCTTTGTGGGTGTGTGACGCGAATCTCTGGAGGATTATCCTCATCATATCCAGAACCAGAATTGATGATGTTGACCTTGTTAACGCCACCAGCCTCAGTTCTTGGGAGTTCAATTGTAAAATCTTGCCCTTGAGAAGTGATAATTTCGTATGTTGGGGGAATTTCCTCGGAATATCCGAGACCTGCTTGCACAACATCAACCTGTTCCACGCCAGAGATAACTTTAACGCGGAAAGTTTTATTTGTTTCGTCCAGAATTGGTGTGCTATTAACAATAACTTCATCACCAACGCGGAGTTCGTGCTCACCATCGGTTGTGATTTGACCATAAGGTTCGTCATTGCTCATATAGCTGGTATATCCAGCAATGGTCAGACCCTTAACTGCAGAAACTTTTGCCGATGCACCGAAACCTTCTGTACCTTCATTATCAAAGTACAGTTTATCACTGACTTTGTAAGAAACGCCAGGGTTTTCAATCACAAATCCGTCAATCTTAGCATCTTCAAATTTCGTCGTAGTCTCAATATCAATATCAACTTCGGAACGAACGGAAACTCTCGGATAGTAATCAAATACTTGCAGAACGGGTTCTTCAGTGATAACCTGAGGTTCGGTTGCTTCAAGATTGTTGATAAGACCATCTCTGTTGAGATCTTCAATCTCAAAGATCAAGTCTTCACCAAATTCAGTGACCAACGTGTCTGTGGCTGCGTTTGGTTGACGATCAATGTCAATATCAACATCTTCATATGGATCGCGGAAGCGAACCACGTCAGAAGGAATGTTGGTTTGAACAGCATCCTGAGAGAAATTCCAAGTATCTGGTTGAGAATACAGTTGAGGACCACAAATATATGGGAAAACTGGATTACCAAAATCAGATGCATCAATGGAAACAAAATATGCATACACACCTTCAGGGTATTCTGGTGTCTTACAAAAACGACCATTATATTGATCTAGGTCTCCCAATTGGAACACATATTCATAGTCATCGATGAAAGATCCAGCAGGGTAATCTGAAAGGAGAGGACCGTCTTCGCGCAGAGGCACTGGATTAGTATCTGCATCATATACAAGACGTGACTTAACACTGTATGAAGACCTGATACGACGAATACCAGAAGACTGGTCCGTAGCATCGATGTAACCATAAGGACCATAAATCGGGTTACCATCAAATGCCCAACCCAAAATGGGAGAGTGAACATAACCAGTGGAAAGTTCTTGGAGTTGACCAGTAGAAGGATTTCTGAACACATTATCGCCAAGAACATATCTCAGTTGCTTGGGATCGGAAACGTGTGCATATTCACCACCATACTGTGTGTTATAACCAGCAAACACATAACCGCGAGCGGCATCGAAGTTCAATGCCAATTGATCTTGAAGGTTACGAGTCCACTCAAATACATTTGCACTAAATTGTGCGCCTTGACCAATCGCTTCAAGGCGGACAGTTGTTGTACCAGTGTTGTAACCAATACCACGGTTAACAATAGTAACACCGATAACCTTACCTCTATCTTCACCAACAGTACCGATAGTTGCTTTAGCGACAGCACCGTAACCATCACCATTGATGATCACACGAGGTGCTGTGGTGTATCCTCTACCAGCAGCAATAATAGCAATAGAAACGATACGACCATTGATGATGATAGGTTGTGCAACTGCACCTTCACCAGAGTTTAGTTTGAGTGTGGGAGAAGAAGTATAACCAGAACCAGTGCTGGTAGTATTAACGGATTGAATCGGACCTCTAACTGTAGCAACAGCAGTACATCCAGTACCATTACCACCAGAAACCGAAACTGTGGGTTGAGATGTATATCCTTCACCTGGTGATTCGACAAGAATCTT